AGTCTTGCTCCTTCAATTTTAATTTCAGTAGGCGGTGTTTCGTAATCCTCTGCCAGAGCGACCGAGGTTAATACCATCAATACAGTAAATAACATAATTATATTCTTCATAACTTCCTTTCTATTGGGTTTATTTTGAAGTTTATCACCCTATCTGTGAAACTCCACCACAGGTTTTACAATGTATATGATGTTTTTCTATACCACAGGTACACTCACCATCATCGGGGTAACATAAAAATTCTGAATTCTTCCCACATTCGCACCATTCATTTTTGAGGTAACTTTTCATCTGTTCTAAATCACATCTTTTAGCCGTGTCATGTACTTCTATCTTAATCTCATCTGGGTTTAACATTATTCACCTCACTATATTGGTTTCGTGTCCGCCATTTATAATTCTTATTCTTTCGCCGTTCTATAAACCTTATATTGTTGACCGTATAATCGCCATCATTGTTTATACGGTCTATCGATGGCTCTTTCAGGTCGTAAGCTTTATCTCTAAACCATATCCGTTTAACCTCTGTTAGAGTCAGTTTAAATTTTATCCCTCTCCCGCCGTAACAATGGTAGTAAGTACTGTTTGGATTATTACATCGATATTTAGCCGCCTTCCAGTGTAATTTCCATCGCTCACTTAACTTAATCTTTTCGTAAAACCTTTTGCTATTTTCCAACCTCTTGGCTTGATGCTTTTCGGCGAATTCTCTATTGTATTCTGGATGATTTTCTCTCCATAGCCGAGAATATTCTATGCATCTCCGCCTATTCTGTTTGTAATATTCTCTACGGTCTCTCATTCTGATTCCTCGTGCATTGTTCTGGCAGGATTTCATCTCTCAAATCTATCATTCGAGGATGTCTCAAACTTCCCGTCTTTGTTTTTTCCTGAATCTCCAACTCAACTACTCGTCCGAGATATTTATCTGGATTCTTTGTCATGTCCCATCGTTGTTCGTCCGATAATCCAGAAGCGTATGTCAGAGGTTCTTCTCCGTAGAATTTTACCTGTATACTTCCAACCCCTCCTGTGTATTTACCTGCTCCTGCTTTAAATCCACATATTATCATCGAGAGCCTTTCAAACTTCTTACATTTTATGAGTCCCTTACGGTCGCCATATGTAGACCGTAAATCTTTTAACATTATTCCTTCTCCACCATCCCCAATTACCTGTTGGTAAAATTCCTTTTTGTCTTTTTCATGTTGTTGGACTATCTTTATTCCACATTCTGGATATTTATCTGTAATTATCTTCACTACCTGCTCAAGAATTCTATGTCTAAATTCATAAGGTGTAGTTGTTAAGTTATCACCTTTAAATTTTATTATGTCAAAAACCCAGTATTGAATCAGTCCAAGTTCGTCTTGTCTGTCCCACGCCTTCTCTGGTGAACTTCCGACTATGCTCTGAGTGGCTCCCATCGTATCCGTTTTCACGTTGGCGATTCCTTCACCATCGAGAACTGTTCCTTCAAATTCGGGTAAATCTAAGTCTCTAAGATGTGGGAAATTGTTTGTGCGTTCCATGAATACCCCAGATTTCTCGCTTATCCTTCGGGTATCGAATCGGTTACCCTCTGACGTTATGTGCATCTTCAATCTTGTACCATCAAGTTTCAATTCGGCGACCCAATTGTCATCCGTCCAACATTCGGGCTTCACTTCTTCAACCTTACCGCCATTCGCTTTCGATGTTTCAATCTGTTCCAGTTCCAGTTTAAATTCTTTAATTGTTCTATTCATTTTTACTGTCTCCCTTCACTATTAGGGCATCCATAGGAACGACAGTTGTCGTCACAGGTATGCTTTTCTGTATAAGTTACTATTCTGTCAGGTTTATTTAATATTACTGTTTGCTTTATCTTTCTGGCTTTCTTCCCGTCCTGTTCCTTTAAATCTCGTTTTATCATTTTATTAGGGTTCATTGTCTTATCTCCTTCTTGTCTATAATATAGTATAACATATTATAACAGAGATTTCAAGGTTAATAAAGTTTTTAGGCATATTTATCTATAAGTTTTTGTAAAACAGGTAAAACTTGTAGCCATTCTTTCATCGTAAAAGTATAAACAGGCTTTCCTTCTCCTCTTTTTTTTCGTAATTTATAAAGAGTCATTTCATCCTCTCGTAGAGATATTCTAATTTTTTCTGTAACCCAGAATGTTTTAATAATTATTGATTTTCTCACTTTCTCATCACATTTCTGTAAACCTTCCATTTTTCTTATCCCTCCCATATTTTGCTCTCCTCTTTGAGTTTTCAGAACGCTCGATAAATTGAGTATTTTTAATAGTATAATTACCGTTTTTGTCTTTACGGTCTATTGTAGGGTTTTTCATTTTAAAGGCTTTAAATTTAATATATAAAATTTTTGTCTGCTCTTTTGTTAATAAGAATTTAATTCCTCTCTCTCCATACCATTTATAATCTGGACCATTAATATTATTACATCTATTCTTTGCGCTCGAATAATGAGACATCCACGGATTACTTCTCTTGTATCGTTCATGAATTTCTCTGCCTTTTTCTAACGTATAATTCTCTTTTCTTTTAACTCTTAATTTGTCTTTATTTTTCTGGCGATAAATTTTCATATACTTTTTCTTACATTCTTTACAGGTATTCTCATAATATACGACTGGATTACGATGATATATAAACTTCGATAAAATTTTATTCTTTTTACATTTTACACATTGTCTACTCCTGTTCATGTTTACACTTTTTACATTTCCATCGTTTATTCCATTTTCTGATTCCATGATGTTCCGTATATTCTTTACAGACTATGCACCATAGCTCTGATGTTCCTGTAAAATATGTAGGCTCGGCTTTCTTTTTGGCTTTCTTTTTCATAATCCCACTTCCCGCTTTGTAAAGGTCAGCTCCTTTATCTCTTTAACCCCATGACATCCAGAAGCCCGTCTGAGATTATTAAGTATCCTCACCATAGGGTCAAAATACCTATTATCGAGGTTCTGCCGTCTTTTTATCTCATATAGGAATATGACTATGGTTCTGACCACTTCTCTCGGCTCCGACTCTGCCCGTTCAAATACGTTCGTATAGGGATGTTCGAACCAGACTTCCTCAAGGTCATACTGGTCAGCTATATGATTGTATAAAAGTTTCATTGAGTTAAATATATGCCTTGTACTCATATCGGCAAGTGTAAGCTCTCGCCCGTCTGCTGTTCTCCATCTGAATTGGGTTATCTCGTTCTTCGTTTCCATTACCGTCTCCAGTTATCCCCGAAATCATAGAACTTTTGGAGTAGCGTTTGTTCTTTAGACCTTTGGGATAAGGTTCTATTGTCCTCGTTTCTGACTCTCAATTCGTGTGTTGTATATCTCGTTAAGCGGTTATAAGCTCCCCAAACTCCCATCTTTTTAGACTCGTTCACGCAGTCATCATAGAGTTGCTTCGTCAGCCTCTTTCCGATTTCAGCGTATTCAAAAAAGTTCTGAATCGTCTGTTCGGTGGGGATTATCTTTATCCATTCTCGCCATATTTTCAGGGCTTGTTCCATCGACATTGACTTCTCAACTATTATTTCCCTGAATTGCTTTATGTCTGTAGTCTGGAAGTGTTTCAGGGATAGTCTTGCCATCGCCTTCGGGACGACCAGTCCATTTTTACAAACTAGCCTATTCGCAACTATCTCAAACCCTATCCCGAATACGCTGTTAAAACTATTAAATGCCCTGAGTCCGAAGGTTATAGCATCTCCGACCTGTACATCTTCCTTCTTCACTATTCCATTTTGTTTAATGTTATAGTGGGCAAACATTATTGCACCCTCTCGGCAACTGTCTACTTGAGTAAGTTCCAACATATCCATCTTGTTGAATTGTTCTACTACATTCAGGTGAGGTATCGGCTTGTAATTATTTCCGACTATCCCGAGAACCGCTCCTGTGTCTGTCCTGACTACCGCCTTTCGGTCTGCTATTTTTCTTCCACCGCAAACCTGTATCGGCTTCATCTCTGTGTCGAACGTGATTTTATTTAACATGTCTTGTCCCCTTTCGTTTGGCTTTACATTCACGACATTGATTCATTAACCCGTCCTCGCTATCCTTCCTCTTATAAAACTCCATCAAGGGCTTTCGTTTTTTACACTCTATACATTGTTTCTTCTTCATTACCTTCCCTTTCTATTAATCGGGAGAACCAGACCCTCAATCTTTTTATCTTCTGTGGTTATTACTATCGCTTCTGTCTCACCTTTAAACTCATATTTTAGAATCGCTCCATTCGGGATAGCGTCTAAAAACTTCTTTAAAACATCTCGGGCTATAAATATCGTATGCTGTGTGGGCTTTTCTTTCGCTTTCTTTAAGACTTCTTCTGTATTCGGGAACATATGTAAATCCATCTTCGGCTGTAACCCTGTTTTGGGGTGGAGTAATTCTTCTTTTTCTGCTTCCTCGTTCAGCGTCTCTTGAATCAGAACCTTCCTATCAGTTACTTCCGCTATCTTTCCTTTTATATGGACATGTTGGAGTGCTTCTCGCCCATATTTTGTCTTGTCTGTAGCTCGTCCTAATCTCTGTAGGATTTTTATGTCTATCATTTGAATTTACCATCCTTTCTGTTTTTTATTCGTAGTGATAGTTCACCTTCGCTATACATTGATTCATAAATATCGTTTAACTTATTTACTATGGATTTAGGAATCTGATTTTCAGCTGTATTCATTACTTGTTTAAAACTTGGTGCAGTTATATTACTCTGCATATATATCGACTTCGTTCTGGCTAATATTCCATTAAATCCAGTCTGCTGTAGATAGTGGATTATCAACCATTTCACATATGTCTGTCGGCTTTTCTGATTCTTAACCCGTCCGTTCAGCTTGTCGATTCTGTCCTGAATCTTCATCAGGTGTTTATAGTGTGCCTGTATTCTTTTCGGTGTCTCTTTCAGGCTTATGTGTTTGTTATCCATCGTTTTACCCTTTCATTTATGTTATAGCCATCATCCGTCATTCCTTATCATCTATCATCTGTAAATTCTGGGCATCATTTGCTGTATATTCAAGGTTATGTAAGTGTATTTCGCCAGTCTCTAAATCTTTAAGCTGTAACTGTATCTTAGCCTTCTGAACATTCTGGTAAATTAGCTCCCTTCCATTAAACTTCTTTCTTAAATCATCTATCCATCCATCTAGTGTCTTTTTCATTTTCCACCTCTCTTTCTTGTCTCCTATGATATATTATAACATATTATAACAAGATTTCAAGGGATGGTCTGTAATTATCTTGAAGGGTTATAACTGTAGATACTATCGGGAGATGTATTCTAGGGGATTATGCTTGATACGAGAACATCTCATCAAATAGGCTTAATTTCTTTGGATTTAATCCAAGCCTCAATTGTAGATTTTCTGAATCGCCAATGAGAGCCGACTTTAAATGCAGGAATTTTGCCCTCTGAGGCGTGTTTATAAATAGTAATGGGCTTCATCCTAAGATAGTCGGCAATCTCGGCAACCGTTAAGACTGATTCTTCTGTCATGTTTTCTTTTCCTTACGCCAATAGTACAAAACTTATTGATGTAATTTGTAGTTATCCAATTCCCTTGCGAGACAATAATCTTGCATGAATCACATGGTTTACCTTTGCAAGCACAAATATCTTCTCTTAAACACGACATAGATTCTCCCTTGTAAAAGAAAAAGGCACTCAACCCGAGAGGAAGCCGAGACATTTGTCGGGATGCCTGTCAACCCTTCCTGCGAATTGGGTTAAGACTGCTCTCTCAAGCTAAAGTGCCTATTTCAATATTACTTCGGCGAATCTACTACCTTAATATCAAGTGCTAAAGCTTCTCGCCTTGCACCCTGCGAAAGGTCAATCCTGACTCGACCCTGATATTCTCCTTCGCCAAGCTCACCTTCTTTAAAAGTGTATTTGGCTGTGCCATTTGCCATATCAACTATTTCGCATTTACCGCCGAGTACCCTCTTATTCGTTGACTTTGAAATCAACTCAAAATCAACATCAGCTCCGATAAGAGGGATAATCTTCCCATCCGTTCTGCAATTAAAGACTAACGGAGTCATACTATTTTTTACTAAGTGTATCATCTCTACCTTCCTATCTTCGCTTTCGAGACTTCTTCAAGGTAATAATCTGACAAAAACCATCCTGACTTTTCCGCAACTGTCTCACTTCCATCAGTATGAATTACCTTGCTTCCTTCCTCGATGCTAAAGATATGTGATTTTTCGATTGGATGTAAAATAACATCCTTTTTGAGCGCACTACAACCACTAAGTCCTAGTGATAGAATCAAAACCACTAGTAACTTTGGCAGGGTCACGCTCCTTAATGCCTGTTTTAATCGTTTCATGGGCTTCATCGAGCTTTTTTCTCCTTTCGGCATCCTTTTCAAAAAATTTCTGTAATAAGATAGAAATTATTTTGAGGACAGCTCCTAGAATCTGAATGAAACTCATTTACTCACCCGTAGCTGTTTTAACAACTCCCTTTTTCAAATCATACAGGCCTGTCGCTATCCCTGATGCAATCGCACCGCCCATCAACGCCTGCCCGATTGTTTCAGAGCCACCTGGGATGAAGAACTCGACTGCTCCGTATGCAAGCCCAACCACTAATGCCAACACAGGAAGTAATCCCTTATTCGCAGGAATAAACTTCTTTAACAATCCCATCACGAACGGAATTACTGCACCCGCTACCGCTGTCTGAGTCATAAAATCCATGACTTTTGCCTCCTTTGGTTTATGTTACGTTTAAGTTGAGATGGACAAGCCCATCATCAACCGTTTACTTCGGTCTTTCAACATCTGTTTCTAGCCCTTTGCCAGTATCTATTTTTTCAACATTTGATACTAAATGAGTTATAAGAGCTTCAATCTTAGCTAAATTTATTTTTATATTATCCATTTCAGTATTCAATTTTGAAGAAGCTCTGAAAATTTTATTTCGTAAAATCTTTAATTCGCTTTTCCTACTGTTTGTGTTGGGTGAATGAAAAAGCAAAGCATCTGTATTGTCCCTGACTTCAAGAATTGTTGCCCAATAAGAATCTCCATTCTTAATAGCTTTTTTAGTTTCCGATAAACTGTTCACAATTTTCATAAGTATGTGGCGGTCAACATCTATAATAGCCATTAAATATGTCCTATCAATTTAAGTACTACATAAGCAATAAAGGTCACTATACTCATGCTCCCGATAATAATTAGAATCGTTTTGCTGTTCTGCGAAGCAATAGAAGAATCTTTTTGACAAACTTTACAACTCTCTTTCATTCTTGAGACTATCTTATCTGTAATTCCATTTTTAAGGGCATTGAGAATTTCCTTCTGTCCTTCGGCAATAGCCGTTAAAGAAGTGGCTATTTTTTCCATCTGTTGAACATTCTTTTCTTGGACTTCAACAAAAGCCATAAGTTCTTCTTTTGATATTTCTGCCATGATTACCCCACTTCTTTTTTACTTAAAATTCCTTTATCACATGGAACGCAAATCCATGCTATTTGAGTATCATCAATAAGAGGTTTAGATTTATGAGTCATCCCTTGAGGAACAGAAACACATTCACCAACTTTAACTTCTCTTACTGCTCTACCTTCCAAGAAAAATAAAAATGAACCTTTAGCACAAATTAAATATTCCCGTGCATTTTTATGAATATGAGAAGGAAAATCCCCTGCCTTGACATCTTTACAATAGACCATTCCCATCGCTACATGACTTCTTTGATAATTAACATCAAGAAGCCATTTAGTCGGCTCTTTATCCTCACGCATGGTTATTTCTTTATTCTCGAGAAGGCAATCAATAGTTGTTTGATTATTTTTTATTCCTGTGATTTTATCTGTTATTTCACTCATGTCTCACCCTTCCCTTTTCTCAGGAAGAACAATCCCATCCGTGTTATCAATTACAATCTTATTTATATCAGCACCCTTCTGGGCCATTTCATCAATTAATTCAATTTGCCCTAGAATTTGCTGATATTTTCTCTGTAAGCTCTCCTTTACCGTTACAAGGAACTCCCTCTTTTCCGCAAGACTTATCTTTGCTCTCGGGACATTTTGCATTGGCTTCTTCTGACCATCGTCCTTCGGACTTTCGTCCATCGGATTCTGATTTTCTGCTGTCATTTGGTTTCTCCTTCTCCATAGCAATATCAAATTCTTTTAAAATATCTTCCGCTTTATAATTCATGCAAATGTCATTATGGGGACAATCCCAAAGAAAGCCTGATTCCTCGAAATCCCAAAGATAAGAGTTGGGTCTATGACACATCGGGGTATCACAAACTTGTCTTACTATATTTCTGTGCCACGGATATCCCAAAACTTGTGGATTTGTTCCACCCCAGAGGGCGACAGTCGGAGTAACGCCCTTATAACAGGCAGAAGCATGGAGTAAGAAGCTGTCTATCGTCAAAACTCCTGCAACGTGAGGGACTAGAGCAACAATGGCTCTTATAGGAAACTTAACCTGTTCAGCTCCTTTAGGCAGAAATTGATTCGGATGTCCGACCGACCCTACCATATACCCTCTCTCAATAAGCCCGTCTGTGACTTGTTGTGCGACATTTTCAGGGAGATTACGCTTATACATACCCGATTTGGCTATTAATCTTGCCTTTTTATTCGGTTCTTCTGGTACTTTCCCGCCCTGATGTTGAAATAAAACCATCGGTTTATCAAATTTTGAGAGATAATCTTTCGCCATCTCGACCTCTGATAAATTGTAATAAACTTCTGGTTCAATTCCTGCAGGTTCTATACCTAACAAATCACACCAACAATCAATAAAGTGTTTTGTTCTCAAAGTATATTCAAGATGTTGATATGGCTCGACACTCATTACCATCGATTTATTCTTCTGAAAATAATCTTCATAAATATAGCTCGGACGACCCATATTATGAACACGTTGGATATTCGGATTCTTTCCGAATACTTCTGGACAGCCTGCCATGACCACAATATCTTTCTTGGGCCACGCCTTCTTCAAAGCTCTTACGACTGCTGTTCCCATAATGTTCCTTCCGATACCGCCTGTCACTACGAGAACGAGTTTGCTACACAAACTCAATGTATTCTTATCATTATATTGCATTTGGTTGCTCCTTATTTTTACGACTCAGGCGTATGCTATCGCTAAATAGTTTACGGTTCCCGCACCATCTAAAACGATTTCTTCGTCAGTCGTATCTTGGGTTGAGTACAATTTTTCATATGTACAAGTCTCTGGCGCACCACAATATTCTTCATACTGAAAACAACACCAGACACAGTTTAATATGCAACACTTAGTGCATACTTTATAATATACTCTGTTTTTAATATTCGACAAATAACAGAGAGCCGCTCTATTGTTTCCGTCTCCGCTCGCACTTACTCCTACTCCTACAGAACCAATATATCCACCGCTTGTTTGAGAAAATCCGCCAGAATAATCTGCACCGTTAGAAACGCTTCCACCTGGCCAGTAAACATTTGAGGTAGGCCACCAAGTATAAGCATAAACGCTTCCTGTAACTCTCGAGCAATAAACTTCTCCTGCGGGCGGGCCGGGGAAGCTAGAACTGGCTGTCCTGCTTGGGACTCCCTGAAACACAATTACATAAAGAAGTCCGATACTAGCCGCCGACTGTTGTTCTTCATAATGTTCATAATACCAATATGAACAATCAACCGTGTATTGATAACAACACCATAAACAACAAACATATCCTGACGGAATCCCAGAGTCGTACCAATTAATATTTACTCTATGAGTTGAAATATCCCATTGTCCGCTCGGGAGAGAAAGAGTGTTACACATGACTTGAGTACAAGTCATCATATCTATCGAAGAATGAGGTTGAGTATAAAGATACTGGTTACTGCACCAAACGCCACAACCAGTTTCCTTATATCTTATTTCATAACATTCAACTCCATAACAATAGTTTGCAGGTGCAGTCCCATGAGTATAAAGTTGAAATAGATTTTTAACTAAAACCTGACAGGTATTTGTCGTTGTTTGAACGGTCTGGTCAAAATTGCATAACCAAATACATTCAGGCCTGATACCGCCAGAGATTACAAGGCGAGAATGAATATCAAAAGCCCATCCGAAGTCTCCACCACCATTATTGTACTGTCTTAAGTTATCGTGATAGACTGTCCACTCTTGGTCAGACTCGGAATTGGCACTTTTAAAACTTGATAACCTATTAACCCCAAGCGTTAATTCTGGCTTCTCGTACCATTGTTCGAGATAAACACTTGTTCCCGTTAATCCACAACCTGATTCAATTCTCTTAACATAAGGAACTGTTCCGTAAGGATGATGAAACTTCAACGCTCCTGAATCAAGATATGAATAACATTCAGAGCATACAGGGTCGACAAGACACAGTTCTCCACGAACCAATTTTGTTCTTAAATTACCATCATTATCATATGAAAAAAGTCCTGCAGAATTTATTTGGGTATGATAAGGAAAATTTGAAGTCTTTATAACTGCTCCGACTATCGTTCCAGACTCTATACTTCCCAAGTGGGCTGAGAGTGCGGATAGTTCTGCTACATCTATATGTTCCGCTAAAACATTTTTAGCCGCAAAATGCTCAGACTGAATAGAGTTCGCTAAAATTTTTCCTGCTGTGATTGACCCTGCTTGGATATGCTCTGCTCCGATAATATCATCATTTAAATCATCAGAAGCGAGAAGGATTCTTGAAACAGATATTGAGTTTGACCATGCTCCTGCTCCTAAAGAATCGACAGCTCGTATTCTAAAGAATGTTTCTTCATATGGAAGTATTTGAGTAGAGCTTGTCCCACCGACAACTCCTACTCTCATTTCATTTCCTTGTTCAATGCCTATCCAGTTGCTGTTATCATTTCTCCAAACTTCATAATGTTGAATATCAACATCATAAATATCTTGCCAAAGGAGAAAAATTTTCTGAAACAAAAGTGTGTACGATAATACAGGGGCAGACGGAGCGAGATTTACAGGTGAAATAGAAGTAGCATTGGCTGAAAAGTTATAGCTTGTATTGTATGCCTTGATGTAATAAGTAATCCCTTGCCTATCATTAGGCGTTTCGAGAACAAATTTCTCGGCGTTCCCTCTCCAAATGAGTTCAGGGTCATCTTGTCCCCAATCAGCATCTTCCGTTCTTATCTCATATCCAAAATGGTCAGGGTCAGGGTTCTTATCCCAATAAAATTCAATAGTATTTGTAAAATTATAATAAAATCCTGTAACGTCTGATGCTACGCCCTTCCATCCCTCAATGGTTACGCTGTCTTGTGGCGAAGTATCAGGAGCATTTTTATCCCCTGTATCGGCTTCCGAAACTACCGCTACAGTATAAGTACGTCCTATAGCCAAAGGCTCATTAATAACATATTCTTCTGTCTCGGTAACGCCTGAATATATCCAGTTCTTACCTTCATTATCAGAATAATAAATATGCCATTTAACGGCTTTCTTAATCCACCTGAGACTATTGGGTGGTCTTGTGAATGAAACTAAAACTGTATCTCTTATCGTCCCGTCATTCTCTCTGGTAACTTGTTCTTTGACGTTTAAGTCATAAACGTCTGGAATATCAAGCGAGATATACGAGAGATTATCGTCAGGCATCACGACAGAACCGTCAGCGTATGCTTCGGGCGTATACTGAACAGCTGAAATACTGGTAAATCCAGTATTCATTTTCGTGAGTCCAATAATCCTATATTGAACACCGAGATTATCTTCTTCTCCACAAACCCAAAGGTCATAATTTTGAGGCGTGAACGAAAAAGGTATAGTAACGTTTACTTCGGTATACGTTCCAGAACTATCAGATATTGTTCTTTCTTCCAAGGTGTCGTCAACGTTCGAACGAACCACAATTTTATATGTTGTCGCAGGAGCAAGAGTAATTTCTTTTCCGAGAACAACCTTCGTGGTTGTCGAACCCGCTTTTACTCTACCGCCGAAACTCCATTGGGGAACGTCATGCTGAAACAGGATAATGTCACCCGCTTGGCAGTTCAGAGCATCCGTATATGCCAAAAAGGATATAGAACGAGAATTTGCTTTGAGTTTGTTAAGTAAAACCTGTCCTTCTCGGATTAATTGGCTTGGTCTTGTACATCCGAAGAAAGCTATGCTCTCTTGTCTTATCGGATTCCCTGCTGAAATAGATTCTTCATCAGCGACTTCGATTCTATCCCGAGCATAATTTTTGTCTTTATTTGTATATTCTAAAATCAAAACATTTGGAATTTCTTTAGCCGAGTGATAACGCATAGCAAAGCTATTTGCTACGATATTCCCCATATTAAACATTTGGGAATAACTTTCAGCCTTCTCTATTACGAGCCTTATCTTTCCATTATCATATGTAATGAAACCCCTGAAAGTTGAGGCGATATGATTAATAATGTCTGGTGCATGAAAACTTTTATCGAGAACAACATCTAACCTAGTTCTTTTTTCTTTCTTTCCGTATAAATTCTCTACCCCTTCTTCACAGTAAAGAGCCGCCTGCAGAAAAGACGGGTCATCAATGTTAGAGGCATCTATAAATTGCCCTAATCCATAACGAGAATTTGTAAATAAATCTTTTAAGCACCAAGCGGGATTCGCAGAGAAAGCGTCAATGTATGAAACACCATCCCAAGTACAGACAGCATCATTTTCTAAAAGTTTGAATTGAGAAGTAGAAGAATCATAATAATAATCTTCCCAATCCACAGCTTCCCCACCGTATTGAACATCAGGGATATTAATTAATCGTCCTTCAATCTCGGCGGTTATATTAGGAGTATTTTTTGATATCTTATCCGTTGCGACAAGCCTTACTCCGAGACAAGCTACATAAGGGTATTGAAATTCAAGATTCAATATCTCATCAATACTATTTAAAGTTATTTTTCCAAATTTAGTTTCACCGCCTTCATCTTCTGAAACTTTGGTAATCCTAATGTCGTATTGATTAGGCGGTAAATAATCTGATTTAAAAAATCTTCTGAAAGCAGTCTCTGACAACTTATTGACTTCCGCAAACCCTGCAAAAATCCAAGTCGAATCTCCATGAACCCTGTACTCTATCTTGCAAGCAAAATACCAACTAATCTTATTGTTGTTGCTGTCGAGTTGATAAAGTTCTGATGCTTCAATTTCAACTGTGAACGCCATCATTTGAGATAGATTTGTAACATAGATATATTCTTCATTCTGGTTTAAATCTACATCTATGTTATTGACAGAATGAATATCTCCAAATTCTTGAATTAAAGTCTGGTCTTTTTGTCCACTTCTGAAAGTTACTTCTGCATTTTCTCCGTATGGGTCATTAGCATTTACTCCATAAAATTCTTCTATCGGGGTTCCGTTGACTTCGACGTTAGATACGCTATTGATAGGGCCTTCTGCAAGAGCGAGAAGCATATTCAAGGTTTCTTGCTCACCTATCTCTAAATAGGCATTTATCATGGTCCCTGCGACCCTGTGCCGACCGTAAACAATCGGAATGGGGTCACCTATGGTTGAAGTTACCTCGGGGCCTTTCCATTGATATACATTGGATTCATTAAAGGAAGCGTCACCCGCCTGATAAAGGCTAGGATTATCCGCGTCAGGAATAACCATCCTCGTACTTGTAAGCGTTGCGAAAAAACTATCAAGACTCATACCAAAGCTACCCCTACATCTTCTGTTATGACGGGAGAATCAACAACGTCTGCCTGTTTATAAGCGAGGCTCCTGACCTCAAGCCCTGACCAGAACTGCCCGCCCGAGACTATTTCTTCAATAGCTCCACCCCATCCAGTAAACTTCGCACCTTTATCAGCCACAATCTTTACGTTATATTTCCCCTCTGGAATCGACCCTGTGGTGAATCCTACATTTTCATAAACTCTCGTATCAGAAGTATTCGCTCTTTTGCTTGATACTCTGCCTGCAAAAATCCAAGTAGACCCACCATCGAGTTTATAATAAATTTTATATGAACCTTGTTCTAAAGAACTAAGGTTCTCGTCACCTGCATTAGGCTTCCACCCATAACCTTTCAACCTGAAACGAATATCAATAACGTCATCTTCCTCGGTCGTAAACTCATTCGTCCAGACAGATTCGCTATGAACCGTTGGTGATATTGCTTGTAACCACTTCTTAATTCTCTGATACATTTACTTTGTATACATTCCTTTGTGGTATCGCAGGGAAGGCTCCGTAACGATGGATATTCCCTAGCTCTTTACACCTCTGCATACTCTTATTACAGGTAGTTTCTACCCCTGAATATGCACAACCAGCATCTTTAAATTTATGAGAACAATAACTACGATAAAATTTTCTTCTCGGAAGGGTGATATCAAATACATCAAACTTACTCGATAAAACAAAAGTAGCATCTCTCGCATCAACAGCCGAATCAGCGATAAAGAAAGTCAATAAATCAACTGCTGACGGTGTAGATAATTCATCAAAAAATACTTGAAGAATATTAACTTTTGCGTCTCTCAGTCCATTCCAATTCTCAAGATAATATTGAATGGTTCTATTGACGTTACCAATTTTGAGTTTTACTTTAACCGCACTTCCATCAAGGGATTCAGAAATATTGTCGTGGGTAATAGCGTATTTCGTATAAGTTTGACCATCAAAAACAACATCTGTTGTCCAGTTGGTATATCTTAGCCATTGGTTACCGACAGAATCATATTGAATTTCATAAAGGAAAATCGGCTTAGTTACCGCTTTATTTTTTTGGGTATTATAAGCATCGACTTTCAACTTCATTAGAACACCTCAACTAGTCGGCACTTCCCGAAATATGTTCCGAAATGTCGTCTTTCTATTTTAAAAGAATCCTGCTGAAAGCGAACCGTATAAGCAGTATTATCAACTGGACAGGTGAATGAAAAAGTTTGAGAAGGGCCTACTTGAGTAACAAAAAAATCATGGATAGCCATAATCTCTGTTTTGCTATTCACGTTAAAATTTATTTCAAATTCTTTCTTTGTCCTTCCCCATAAGTCACGTCTTTGCTCAACACCATTCTCAAATTCAACTATGAGAACATTGGCTATTGTCTCCCTAAAATAGGGAAGCCCTCTTGGATAGTCGTTGAAAGCCATTATCTGTTCCTCATCATACTCATAATACTTTTCTTTATCGTCCCGCCCTTTGCTACATCTGAACCAATAATATTTATGATTGTATTAGGGTCTTTAGCAATCATATCGGAAACAAATCCGCTATCAATCTGATTTATAATCGTTATTTGGGGCCTCTCAGATTGCTGAGTCTCACTCTTGTTCGTAACTCTTTCGCCCTCATGCAACCAATATGGCCCTGTTTGGGGAACATATCTTTTTCCTGCTTGATAACTTCCGATAGTAGAATAACTTCCTAAAGGCCTGTCAGAAGATAAAAGCTCCTGATATGAACCATATTTAAATGGACTGCTTGCCGAGCCTGTTCCAGAAGTTCCTATGCTTCTTGTTCGAGGTGTTGAATATGAATCAGCCGCTTGGCGAGCCGCATTTGCCCTCTCCATATAGCTTGATGTCGCCTCGGCATTGGCTTGAATGACATCTCTTATCCCGTCTACCTCTCCCTTATTCGCCTCTGATACTTTAGCGAGATTTGCCAGTTTAACTTCCGTCATTTCTTCATGTAATTCTTTTATCCTCTCATATCCTTCTACAGTCGTTTTGTATGCTTCTTTCTCGAGACTCATTCTCTCTTGATAGAATTCTTGGATTTGAGACAGTTCTTCATCAGTAATATTTTTGGTCGCCCGAGCTTTTTCAAGTTCAGCGTTCATCTGTAACTCTATTTCTCTTAAAAGAAGTTCATGGTTAAGCCTATGAGCTTCTCTTTTAAGAGATAAGGCGAGTAAAGTTTCTTCAAGGTCAAACTGGATTCTTAATTTTTGTTTCTCAAATCCTTCTACCTGTTCAAGAGCGAGCCAATGTTCCATTCTCAATATTTCTTGAGTAACTGATTTCAGCTCGTCAGCACCCTCAGTCGTAAAGTTTATTTTAATTTCTTTTCTCTCTTGAGGAATATCTGCAAGAGCAAGAACCTCATTCTTCATATCTCCAAGCTCTTGTCTCATTTCTACTAATCGAGCAGTAAGTTCTTGAGTCTTGAAACCAGTTATTTCTTCTTCTTCTCCGATTCTTTTTACCCCTTCTGTCGCTTCATCCTGTAAGGCCATATATTCTTCATAATTAATCCCAACTGCTTCAAGAGATGCTTTTAACTTTTCTTGCTTCTCGGCTTCCATTTCAGTAGCTTCTGATAGAGCTTCGGTTCTTTCTTTCAGCTTCTCTTTATACCCGCCCATATTCTCAAATACTTCAATCTGTTTTAAAAGTTGTGCTGTTACCTCTGACAACTTATTTCCTTCTTCTTCCGTCACCCTTCCATCAGCCATTATTCTGTCTGCAAGTTCCCCTCTTGCCCGAATAAGTCCCTGAATTTTTAACATCTGTTCTTCCATGCCATCAACTGTCTTAAGTTGAAGTTCATATTCTTTGGTAAGAGCAGAAGCTATTTTCTCAAATCTATCTTGAGTAGCTGTGGCAGACTGCCTGTTCGCTT